GCGGTCGTCTGCAACGCCTGAATCGCGGACGTGGTCGAGGCCTGCGAAGCCTGGACCGCTTGCAACGCCTGGTCGTCGGTGACGTCGTCCGCCTGAAGCGCGGCGATCGCGGCCGACTGTGCGGTCACGGTCGCCGCGAGATCGGCCTGTGCGGCGCGTAGCGCGGTCAGGGACGCCATCGCGGCCGTCAGCTGGACATTGGCCGCCTTAACCGCGTCGTTGGCGCTGGCGACCGATTTTGACAGGCCTGCGATCCCGTCCTGCGCCGCCTTCAATGCGGCCTCATCCGCCGCCTGTGCGGACTGCGCCTGCGCCAGGGCCGTCGCGAGCCCGGCGATCGTGCCCTGAAGCGATGCGATCGCCGTGAGCGCCGAGGCAGCGCTCTGCCCGGCCAGGGTCGCCGTATTGAGCGCATCGCGCGCGCCGGCGTTCGCTGTGGCCGCTGCGGCGCTCGCCTGGTCGGCGACGGCCCGGGTCGCCGTCAACGCGGCCTCATCGCTCCCCTGTTGCGCCTGGACCGCGGAAAGCGAGACCGCCAGCGCCGCCGCCTGCGTCTGTAGGCCTGCGATCGCACGGCGATTCGCGTCGACCTGAGAAACCGCCTCATAGGCCGCGCCCCGCGCATCGTCGGCCGCCGCGCTTGCGGCTGCGATCGCGTCATGATCGACCTTCTGACGGGACGACAGGTCGTCGTAAGCCTTGGCTGCGGCGTCGGACTTCGCCGTGAGATCCGCCAGCTGCGCCGCCTGCGCGGTCGCCGTGTCGTGCAACGTCTGCGCCTCAGACGCGAGCGCCGGAATCTGCGCCGTCAATCCGCCGAGCGTATCGAGGCGCGTTCCGAGGCTCGCGATCTCGACCCGCGCGCCGGCCTCGACCAACGCGGCATGGTCCGCCTTCGACTGCGCCTCGGCAACCTCGGACCGCAACGCCTCGACGGCATCGCTCTGATGCTGGATCGATAGCGTCAGCGCTGACACGACGGCGGATTGCTGCGCCTGCGCCTGGCGAAGCATCGTCAGGGCTGAAGCCTGCGCCAGGTCATCCGACTGAAGCGCTGCAATTTCATCCTCGGTCGCGCCGATGCGCTTGGCGAGCGCGGCCAGCTGCGGACCGTAGTCGACTTGATCCTCACCGCCCGATGAGACCTGCGCGACAACCCATGCGCCAGCGATGAACCGGGCCGTCACGGCCTGGTCGAGGACATAGACCGACCACCCTTCCTCAGGGTCGATCACAAGCCAATCACCGGACACGTTGACGACGATCGCGCCTGGATGGCTCTCGGCCGAAGAGGGTACGACGTAGACGGAGCCGTCGGCCGCCGACGCGGGAATGCGCGCGGTCATGCTCAGGACCGTCGGTTGAATGAGCGCCCTGATAATGCGCTGACGCGCGTCGACTAGATCGCGGATCGGGACGAAGTTCTGAGCCACGATCGAGGCTATAGGGACCGCCTCCGCCGGCTCCGGAACCATCTCAACACGCGTCATGGGATCGGTTTGCATCAGACCGGGCCTCCCTAGTCGAGACCGTAGCCGTTACCATACCCCGTGTGGCCTAGCACCTTGAGAAAGATCTCATGCGCCTGCAATGACGGCGTGTCGTCGCCGGCCCGGTACGCCTCGACGCGCACGGTCGCCCCGGCGAAGGTGAGATCCGCCTTCGGGATCGAGAATGTGTTTCCCGTAAGCGCATCGTACGTCTTGAGGATCGTATCGCCCTGGCGGATCGTGATCCGGGTCGTTACGCCGTCCTCAGGCGCGACCGGGCCCTCTGTCCAGGCGAGGACTTGATTGTCTTCCATGAACCGATTGCGGGTCGCCCACGTCACCGGCACGTCCGCCGTTCCGTCGACCGTCGCCGAACCGAACCCGATCCCGTTGACCTGGACGTTTGCCGGGCGCAGCGGCTGATGCGGACGCTCCGTTACGGTCCCGCTGACGTATCCGACCACCGACGGATCCAGCTGGCCGAGGATCGTCACCGGCAAGACCTTGTAGCGGCCGACGGTGCCGATGCCGCGACGGGTCCGGTCCAGCGTGTCGCCGTCCGGGTTGAGATACCAGCACACCGTTCCCGCCGGCCAGGCGCGCGGAACCGTATCCATGACGCCGCGGATCGTCTTGAACCCGGCGGCATCGAATCCGTAGACCAGGGCGATTTCCTGTGTCGCCTCATCCTCGCCGATGAGGACGAACGTGTTCGCGTTCGCGCCGCTCTTGAACACCTGCGCGAACTGCATCGTGTCCGTCAGGGGCTCGGCCGCGAGGTTCGTCGCGAGGATCGCGTGCGAGGCCTCCGCCCGGCCGTCATAGGTGTTCGAGCCGGTCGAGCCGTCCGGATTGCCGCTCTCGGCCATCAGGTTGTAGCGCACGGATGCGCTGGCCTTCGTGGCCGCCAGAACGCCGAGATAGGCCGCGCCCTCGCCCGGGTCGCCGATGCGCGCGGCGAAGTAGGCGGGCAGGGTGAACACGTAGGTGAAATCGGCCGGCGTCGGGCCGTTCGCCGGGGGCGGCGCGAGGCTCTTTTGCGGCTGGTAGTAGTGGCCGACCTTCTTCGAGAACACGTCCTCGCCGAGCGTCAGTTCCATGTAGCCACGGCCGGAATTGTCGTCGTCGACCTTGCGCACGCGCATCGGCAGTTCGAAGATTCCGCGCTGTGTGTCCGACCAGAGGACGACGTCGCCTTGCTCGATGAACCACCACGCGTTCGAGACGCGCAGGACGACGGAGCATAGCGAGGCGGTTGCGTTGCGAAGCTCGCGCGCGGCCACGAACGAGGCGAGCGTCGCCGACCGGATGAACGGCGCGGCGATCGAGGTCGAGCGGATCACGCCATCGCGGCCGATGTCGGCTGACGATTGGATCGTGACCGTCTGTTTTTTCTCACCCTTCGGATTCGTGAAGTCGATTTTGACCTCATTGATCGCGTTGGCAAGCTTACGCTGAAAGTCTTGGACTTGACAGTTATCGTCTACAAACCGCGGCGTCGAGTCATCGATGGTATAATCGCCGCGAACGAGCTTCAGCGTTAGCAGCCCTGTCGACTTGCTTTCGTAAACGTACCCTTGGATCTGCTGTGTGATTTTCTGGATAAACTCGAATGCGCTATCCTCATCCTTATACTGCGCGGTGATGCCAAAATTCTCAGAGAACAGAACGGATGCGGCATAAAGGAATGAGGCCGTGTCGATCTCAGACGGGTCGCGCTGCGCGCCCCATTCATCTGTCAACGTCTTATAGATCGCATGCGCCGGATTAACATCCATCCAGGTTTGCGTGATGACCAGTTCGTATGCTTTGGTATCCGGATTGTAGACGAGGTTGTAGTCCTGGAAATTGCCGAGCGGCTTTCCTGTCAGGCCGGCGATCGCGAACGCGAACTGCCCGGTGTCCGACGTCAGGTCGACCAGGACCGGGATCGCGGCGTTGGCGGGGTTGAGGACGTCGCTAGCCCCATAGCGCACGCGGAAGTCGACCGGCGGGATTTGCTTGGCTGTCGACCAGTAGAATCCCTCATCGGACCAGTTCGGGCCCGAGAAAAACACGGTGAGCGCGTTCCGATAAGCCCAGCAATCGCGTCCGCTCGAAACCGGATGGTTCGCAGACGAATGCTTTTTCGCCAACCCGTCAGGCAAGATCTGCGAAGGTCCGCCGTGACACATGGCGAACTCACCGAATACGCCGCCCTCAGAGAGGTTGCCGCCGAACAGATTGATATTGTTGACCGGAAACATGCCGATATGGTCGCCGCCGATCTCGGTTCCGGACCAGATCGTCTTTTGTCGCGCGTTGACCTCTAGGACCGCGTCGGGCGTTCCATGTCCGACAAAATATCCGACGTCCGCATAATACTTGCGGACCTCGATCTTTTGACCTTCGCCGCTCACGGAACCTCCGCCTCGATGCCGTCACGCTTACACACATGCTGGACGATGCGAACGGCCATCGCATCGTTGCCGGATTCGGTGAGGAACTGACGCGCCGGGATCCCCTTCGTCGCGAACTGGCGCAGGGTGAACCCGGCCCCGGCGTTGCCGTGCGTCTTGAACCACGCGACCACGCCAGGCGCACACATGCCGAGTTGGCGGGCGTCCTCGGTGGTGACGCGGACGTGTTCGAGCGGATCGGTCATGACGCGGGCGGGTCCACCTTGATCGTCTGGTAGGGTCGCACGATGCCGAGGATGAGCGCCGGCGTCACGCGCATTTCGCCGAGGATCTTCCACCGCGGCGTGTTCGCCTCAACGGTGGGGATCGTCAGGTTCGAGCGGTCGTCGGACTTCTTAGGCTTGGGCGTGAGCAACGCGATCAGGATCTGAATCGCCGCAACGATCAGAAACGAGATCAGGAATGAGATCGGATCGAAACCCACGCCCTGCCCCTATCAGACGCGCGGCGTGCCGGTCGGGCCGGGATCCTTGCCGAGGGTGTCGAGCGCCGCCATCGTGTCCCGCTGGATCTCGGTGCACTGACTGAGCAGGTTGGCGATCATGGCGTTGTTGCGCGAGACCTTCGCACGCACGCGGCCCTCCGTCTCGCCGGTGATCTGAGCCACGCGCGAGGCCATGACCTCGTTTTTGGCCTTCAGTTCGGCCGCGATCGCCGGGAGCAAATCCTCGAGTTTCCAGCCGGTCGGATTCTCGCCGGTCATCAGCAACTTGCCTGCGGTCATGTCGTACCCCTCTCAGAACACGGTGGAATCGAGGATGATGTTATCGGTCGGAATGCACGGGAATCCGCCGAAGTTGAGGATGTTACCATAGCGCCGGCAGTCCTCGACGCTGCGCGTGCAATTCGGCGCGATGTCGACCGTCGCCCCTTCGACCAGGCCGAGCGGCACGCCGTCGAGCTCTAGCGAATCGATGAGGTTGTCGTCCACCACGTTGAACAGGCGCGGACACTTCGCATCCGGATCGCGGTAGCGGAGCAGCGCCCCGATGTAGTTCAAGCTCCCGCCGGTGCTGTCGAGCTTACGCCAGTTCTGATTCGGCGCGAACTGGATCGTCTGTCCGCCGACGCCAATGATGACGGGGGCGCTCGCGAACAGCGCCCGGTTGGCGTTGCAGCGCCCGATGCCGGTCCCGTAGTGCACCAGGTCGCAGTTCGGTTGGATCGTCCGGCGGATCGCGTTGACGTTGGCGCGACCGACCAGCGTCTGACACGTCAGAACCGACGTGATCGAATCCCGGTCCTGGCGATTGATCAGCGTCCCCTTGCCGACCTTGAGCATTTGCCCCTGCGGATCGGTCATGTGAAGCTTGTAAATCAGGACGACGATCGGCACCGGCGGAGATGAGGCGTTCGTCAGCTGGACGATGTCGGCCAGGATCGGCAGCGTGACGTTGAAATTGATCTTGTCCAAGTCCTCGCCGCGCGGGATCTGGTCATGCTTGATCGCAGCCGGCGTGTGCAAGACGCCGTCGGCGGTCGTAAGCGGGACCTCCGCGTTCGTATAGCAGGCGATGTAATCCGCCTCGGTGGCGTACTGGAATCGATACAGGAACACGGGGAGCGAATGCTCGATCGAGCCTTCGTATCGATTGAAGCTGGCGAGGGCGTCAGGGATGCCGGTCATGCGGCCTCAGCGGGCAGAACGGGGAGCGTGCGGACGGTGAGCGTGGTCTCGGACATGCAATGCGTCGTGTAGCTGACGGACAGCGTATCGGACGCGAACCGGGCTTGGAACATCCACTCGACCATGGCGATTTCGCTGGCCTGTAGGTCACGCCCCCAGTTCTCCGTCATCTGGACCGACGTCCCCTCGCCGTACTCATCCGAGGCGGGGTCGAAGGCGCGGACGCGGCGGATGATCGGGGCGGAACCGTCGAGCGGAATCAGCCGGATCACCTGATGCGTCAGGCTTCCGGTGTAGAGCGCTTTCAGATCCGGATCGGCCACGCGCAAGCGGCTGTCGTTGGCCTGGATACCCGCGATCGGCGGGAGGTCGTTCTCGAACGACGGATACCAGAACGACCGCTGCGACCCGCGCTGGCGGAGCCAAAACTGGACAAGGGCGGTCGTCTGCCATTGCTGGTAGTGGGTGAACGTCGCCTCGATCTGGCGCTCATCGAACGGGACCGGGAAGTAGCGCTCGATCACACCCACGTCGACGTCGATCTCGTCGGCCGGCAACAGGTATGAGACGTTCGGCGGGCTCGCGTAGTTCGGGGCCCATACGAACACCTCCCGGCCCTCATAGGACAGGCCAGGCGAGCCGGGGTCATCCTCCAGGTTGAGGCCGGGAGCGGCCCGGAACTTGATCGCAAACACGCCCTGGCGCGAGGACCGGCGCTGCGAATCGATCTTCTGTTCGAAGAATCCCGAGATGGTGGCGCAGATATGCGACCCGGCAGGCCAGGCGAAGTCGTCGGATTCGAAGAACTCGACCGTGGTCGCGGCGGCGGATTTGATCGTGCGCTGGACCATGCGCCGGCCGTAGGACAGCACGACGACGCGGCCGACGGCGGCCCACACCGGCACCGTCCGATCGAGGATGACGCGGGTTCCGCCCGACGGCATGCCGTCCGGGCACACGGCGAACCGGGTGAGCTCAGGCAAGACGAAGTTGCGCCCGCGCCAGGACAGGAACAGTTCGCCGACGGCGCGCATCTCTGCGCCCTCAGGACCGGCCATGGCGTCGATCGTGTACTCGATGCGCTTGCGAGGATGCTGGCGCAGGCCTTCGCGCCACTCGTACCCGGTACGGGACGTGAAGGTCTTCGTCAGGTGCTCATAGCTCACCGTGTACGGGTTCGCCCACTGCGGCGCGTAGGGGAGGAACTTGGCGCGGACGCCGCGGATCGGGACGGGCGTCAGCACGACGACGGGGCCGGAGCCGCCGAGACCGCCCTCGTTGCGGTAGGTGATGCCGAGATTCGTCTTGACCTCGCCGGGTCCGGCGGACGTCACGATGACGGAGAACGGCAGGGTTTGCAGCGTGCCGAGGACCGCGCCCTTGAGCAGATCCTTGATCGCGATCGTCTGGTCGTCGGGCGTCGCGACGTTGAGGATCGTCGTCGTCGAGAGGTAGGCGTTCCAGAGCGTCACAGACCGCGTGACGTCTTTCGAGATCGCCTGAAAGTCGACGACCGACGGCAGGACATAGATCCGGTTGTAAAACCAAAACGACGGCCCGGGCAGGATCTTGCCGGTGAACCGGCGCTGGCGGATCCCGACCGGTCGCCCGCTGCGCAGGGTGGCATAGCGCGGCCGGTCGGCGATCGTGCCGATGTCCATGTTCTCGGCATGGGTGCGCACGAAGGCGTGCCCGGCGAGCGCGGGGATCTGAGCGAGGAAGCCGCTCCGCCGAGCGCCGCCGACAAACCGCGTCATGCTTACGGATTCCCATCGTCGGGATAGGCCAGGCCGGCGAGATAGCTGTTATTCAGCGGCCGGGACTTTTGCGTCAGGATCTCGGTCTGTGTCGAGCGCGCCAGCTGCGGAAAGCATCGGAACGGGGTCGTCCCGAACAAGACCTGGTCCTCACTCTGAAGGTCGGTCATGTTGACCGTCCCGACGCCCGGGATCCGGCCGAGCGGCGCATGGCCGTAGACGCCATCGGTCATGTAGGCATTGATCGGCGTGACCATCGCGCCCTGAGAGTAGCGGTTGAGCCCGTTGCGCATGAGGTAGTCGGAGATCTCGTCATTGAAGCCGCCGAGCGCCCCTTCCTGGCCGTAGTCCGCGGTCGGATCGGTCGAGTATGGGGCCTTGAACGGCCGCTCGACATTCGGGTTCGTCCCACCCTCTGCGCGCACGAAGCCGCATTCGAGGCGCGACCCGTTCGTGGAGAACCCGTTGAACAGGTAGCGTTGCCGGCGATCGAGGTAGCGGTAGCTCTCCGTCTGAAGGATATCCTTGCACGCCTCCGTCGATCCGCAGACCTCCCCGCCCTGGTAGTCGCCGATCTTGTCCACCTGTCCGATGTAGAGATGCCGGACCAGGTTGAAGCCGAAGCACAGGACGATCGCCAGATAGGGCAGCGTCGCCGCGTCCGCGGGCTTGGACCCGAACAGGAACGCCTTCGTCAGATCCCGGCGGACCGGGTTGTCCGGGCTTCCGGTATAGGGCGTTTCGACGGATGCGCCGCCGCCCTCGCCCTGAAACGACAGGGTCGAATCCGAGGCGGCCAGCACGAAGCCATAGCCAGTCGAGGGTAGGGTTATGGCGCTCCCGGCGACGCCGAGGCCGCACCGGGAGGCGAAGTCTAACGCCAAGGGTACGACGTCAGACAGGGAGGCGACCTGAGAGATTTGGCTCGGCACGTCGGGTCCTCACGAAAACTGCTGTGCGAAGTAGTCCACGAACGACGTCCGGAACGCGTTCTGAAATACGCCGAACTCGACCCCGTCGCTGGTCACGGTATCCAGCGCCGAGGCTCCGATTTTGGCCGGCACCTGGACGATGCCGTCAAGCTCACCGTAGGTCGCCTGCGATGCCAGGTCGATAATGTGACACGGCACGACCTCGATGCTACCGCCGAAGGCCGGGCCGATGTTCGCCAGCTGGCCGCGGTAGCCGATCCGCTGCGGGATGTCGGCCGACGTCGCGGCCATGCCAAAGTTGCCGTCGAGGCCCGCGAAGTCGGGCGCGATCGCGCAGGCATTGGCGAACACCGTCAGGTCGTTTCCCGCGCGATTGATGCACGGCCGCCACACGCCCGACGGATCCAGGAACGCCGTCGAGGGCGGCGTCGTCAGGTTCTGGATGATCCGAGGCGAGATCACCAGGCTATGCGTGTCGTCACTCGACCGCCAGTTCGCCAGCGTCGGGCTAACGTAGCCCGCGGACGCGCCGATGAGGTAGGGATATGGGTACGCCCCGGAGACGCCGTCGCTGATGGGTGGCGCGAACGCGCGGATGAGGCCGGCGTATAGCGTCTCGAAAATGGTCGAGATCTGAAAAGTGGCGATGATGCGCCGTTCGCTGTAGGTGATCCAGTAGTTCATCTGTCCGTTGTCGAGGAACAGATACTTTCCCGGCGATACGTTGACGTGATCCTCTAGCCGGTTCACAGCCAGATTGACGCCCGACATGCCGAAGCATTGCAGGGCGTATGTCTTGTTCGTGTCGTCCGTGATGATGCGGTATCCGAGATAGACCGGGATCCCGGTCGTCCCGGGTCCGCGGATCACGAATTCCAGGCCGTTCGTCAGCTGCCAGACCGTGTCCCAGCCGAGGCCTTGGAACAGCGCGGCCGCCGCCCTGTAGTCGCTTACGCTGCCCGATTTGAAGCTCATCGATCCAGTCCCAACTTGCTGCGCCAGGTCGACGCCGTCTCGCCCGCGAAGTCGAATATCACCTGTTGCCCCGCGCGGTCCGCAACAGCCTCCCGGAGGGCGTCCGTCGGGCTTGTGACGTGAACCACCTTGACGTCGGCTCCGGGCGGATTGGCGGCCATCCCTGCCATGCTGGCGGCCATCCCGCGGGCGTTATCGATCGCGCCCTGAAGCTTCCCCATCTGCGGACGCGTCAACACGGCCTCATCGTTTTTGATGATCGCCGGCAGTTCGCCCGGGGACAGGGGATTGATCCCGTCGAGCGGCTTGCCGGTGTGGTAGCGGGTCGCCTCATGGAACACATGCGCCGGGACCGGGCGGAACCCGGTGTGCGGGCCGAGCGCGGTCCCGGTGGCGAGATCGGCACCGGAGTGCGCGAACAGGCCGGTGACGAGGCTTCCCAGGCCACCGCCAGACGTACCGGTGCCGGTCGCCCCGCCGATGAGGCTAGAGATCCCGGAGCCGATCCCCAGGGACTGCGCCAGCTTCAGCGCGGCTTGCTTCGCGATGACGTCGGCAATGCCCTTCAGGATCGAGGTAAAGAACCCGAGCGCGGCGTTGCGCATGCCCTTCCACGCGGTCGACCACTTCTCCGTTCCGGCGATCGCGTTCCCCAGGTGCGAGGTCATCCCGTCGAATGCGCTTGTGAAGCTCGACGCGAATAGCTCGTTGCCTTGCTTGGCCGTGTAGACGGAATCCTTGAGGTCGGTGAGCTCACGCTTGGTCTTGGCGATGTTGGCGAGCGCCTTATCGTCGCCGAGCGCTGAGGCCATTTT